CATATAGGCTGCACTACGATCTACTTTAGTAGGGTCTTTTCCAGAAAAAGCCCCGCCGCCATGAGGAGCAAAGCCACCGTAGGTATCCACGATAATCTTACGTCCTGTAAGGCCGGTGTCGCCATCAGGCCCACCGATGACAAAATTGCCAGTAGGGTTAAGATGCCATACAGTATTCTCATCAATTAAATCTCCGAGTTCTTCCATTGCCGCAAGTTTACACAAATGCCTTGCTTCTTCTATACAGTCTTCTGCGTGTTGTGTACTAACTACAATTTGATCAATGCGTTTGATAACACCTTCACGTCTTGCTCCGTTGTACTCAACACTTACTTGACTCTTAGCATCGGGACCTAATACATTACCACGCTTTGTTTTTAAATTTTCTAGTATCTTGTGGCTGTAATGAATAGGCGCTGGCATCATACTAGGTGTATGATTACATGCATAGCCAAACATAAGTCCTTGATCGCCTGCACCAAAGTCGTCTGTACCTAGTGCAATGTCTGCACTTTGTTCATGTATCTCATTATATAACTTTAGTTTATCCCAATGAAATCCATCTTGCTCGTAGCCAATTTCTTTAACTTTGTTTCGAACAATTTGTTCTACTTCATCTCTAGTTACATTAAAGTTCTTAACTTCGCCTGCTAGTGTAACCATGTTAGTAGTTACTAGTGTTTCAACTGCTACTCTTGTTGTTGTATTGCCTGCGGCTAATCCGGCATCAACAAGCGCATCAGATATTTGATCTGCTACCTTATCTGGGTGTCCGTCACTTACTGATTCGCTTGTAAAAATATGATTATTCATTTATTCTCCTTCTAAGATCACTTGTACTAAAACGGTGATCGCGTTTATTAAAGTGCAGTTTGATTGACCGCTTATGACATATATCTTTACCTGTAAAGTCTTTGTCTCTATATTCTTCGCCTAGTATTCGCACATCAATTGGATACATTTCTAAAATATCTTCCAAGTCATGTTCTGTACCGTACGGGATAATTTCATCAACATACCCAACTGCTTTAAGTTGTGCATACCGTTCGACAATAGTTTGTACAGGAGCGTTCTTTTCTTTCCTATCTACTGTAGGGTCAACTTGTAACCCTACAATTAAATGGTCACACTGTTCCTTTGCTTCACGTAACATTAGTACATGACCTGCGTGAAGTAAATCAAACGTAGATGCTGTAAATCCTACTTTCATTTGTGATTCCTCTTACCATCAAACACACATACAAAATACATTTCTTCGTACATGCCTGCGTGTACACGATGGAATACTCCATCTTCGATTAGTACAACATCTCCTGGTTGTACTTTAATTGTATCGTTACCAAGTTCCATTTTACCAATACCTTCAATAAAGTAATATACTTCTTCTTGGCCTGGATGACTGTGTCCTGATGTTGCTTTACGTGGTTGCAGTCGTGTGCTACTTACTACTAGGTTGTTAAGAAGTGGGTTATCTTTAACAACATACCGTTCGTCTTCTTTCGCAACTGTTCCACCAATATCATTAATAGTTACTTGCATACAAGTTCTCCGTGTTACACATTACATTATACTATATATTTAGGTTTTTGTCAATCAGTTGTATGAAATATTTCTGCTAAATCTTGCAACTTCTCAACAATTTCTTCAATAGTATTTAGGTCTTGTTCACTCTCGGTGTCAATTTCTACTTCTATTTTTATTTTCATATTAGTCCTTAAATTTCTTATCTATCCACTTTTTTCCAATGTACATTACGCTTACTAAGATAAGTATTCCTATTACTATACCTGCTTCGAGTGCTATGTTACCTGTACTAGCGTCTACTTCAATTCCGTCTGTACTAATTTCTATACGACAGGTATCGCATTGTGTATTAGATTCTGCTACTCCTGTCCCCCAATACATATTACTCTCCGAAATCAAACAAGCTAGTAAACGTGTTGTGTCGCTTAGTATCTTCTAATGGATAGTCTAGCACACCAATCAAGTTATCTAGTTTATTATCAATAATAGTTTCTGCCATAGCCGCATCATCAAACGGAAGTTCTTTGAACCATTCTGGTAAACGCATTTGATCTGTTGGATACGCAACACTTGTGTATCCTAGTGGATTAGGCTTTAATTTGCAAACGATAACTTTCATACCATCCACAACTTCTTCACTATACTTGTCGCCGTTCATTCGACGTAGTGTATTCCAGTTAATGCTTGCTCGAACGTGTCCGGGCATGTTAGCTTTACCTTGTTTTTCTTCTAAGCGGCGATAGTGTCCAACTTTGTTTGCACGTTTTGGACTACCTTTCTCCCAACCTGGGCGCTCATGGAACTGTTGACGGAACTCTGTAATACGCTCAAGTACATCTGTACGCGGCTTATCAGTAAGCACCATAAGTAATAGCTCGCTTAGGAACTCTTGCATAAACACAGGTGTATCTGACCTACGTAAGTCTAAGCCCATTGCTTTTACTTTACCTTGTTTCCCGTCTGTGTCTGTTCTATAACCTTCAATGTCGTATACTAGTGCCGCATAACGTTTCTTAGTAATATACAAACCACTTTCTGCAACAATCTCTCTTGCTGCCGCAATAACATCACTACGACTCTTTGGACAATGGAATGATGTAGCCATCATCTCTGGAAATGTAGTATTAGCCGCCTCACAAACTTGGTCGTAAAGTGTAATTACATTGTCCTTGCTCCAAGGAATCTTACCAGAATCAATGTCTTCCTTTAATATCGGATATGCACTAAAGTAACAAGAGTCAGTATCACCGTAAATCATTGCTTCACCAACATGATCGTATGTACCTGTAATAACTTTGTTAACTTCTGCACTCATGTGCTTAACAATTGTACGTCCTGTAAGTGTAGTACTTTGTCCAATACGTTTATCAAAGAATCTACAACCTGGATTAAGAATAGCACCATACAAACTGTTCAAGTTAATCTTCTTAACCAACTGTCGCTTGTCCCAATACTCAATCTCAACAGCATTGCCAGCGGCTTGTGCCTTCTTTAGCTTTGACTGTAGCTCTTTACGTTCACTGTACCAACGCTTTAGGATACCTGGAATAACACCTTCAAATTCTGTAGTAAAGATAGTACCATTAGCACTAAGCACCCAAGGGCGGTTACTGTCAAATATTAGCTTGTGCATTTCAGCACCGCTCATTACTACAGTCTCACCTGTTTCGAAATCAACATTAAGTGCAATGTCTTTGCGTTGCTCCATAACTGCTTCGTATTCTTCTGTGCTAAAACGTCCTTCCCAACTGCCAGCAAAGCTCTTCTTCTTTAAGAACATGTCAGTGTGTACACGATCATCACTAATCTCTGGACGTATTTGTCCAATAACAGTTTCTGGCGCCATGTTTAATGCACGAATCACTGAAGGATACAGTGAATTCAAATCCATTGAAGCTACCCACTTGTGTAAGCCTTTCTTTGGATACGCAACATACGCACCGGCTGCCTGTGTAGCTTCCTCATCACGCTTTTTACGATTAGGAACTTGCAATCCTCTGTGATGTGCTTCGTTAACAATCGCTTGTTCTGTAACAGCTACAGCACCCATTGTAGTTTGTAGCATAACAGTATTAGCATGTGCTAGTTCGTTGCTTAGATCAATAAAGCGAAGCTTCTTGTCTAGTTTGTCAAGTAATGCAGTATCCTGAATGTTATATTCAATAAACTTTCGGAAGTCATTGTTATAAAGTGCGTCAAGTGTACCTTCATACGGCACTTTGTTTTCGCCTACTTCAATTTCACCAATTGCATCTAGTCGATATGTGTGACGCTCCTCATAAGTGTACTTACGATACAAGTTCAAACTATCCAAGTGTACACGCCCGACTAGGTCAAACGTTTTACTTGTCTTACCAAACTTTTCATACTCGCGTTCTTTAGGTAATTGTCCCCACAAGCAGAACCTACGTGTGTCGTCCTTGCTTAGTACACGCTTAGTTCGGTTTACAGTATATGGAATATCATATCCTTCACTGTTCCAACCACTAAGTACGTCACTGTCTTCAATTAGCGTTAAGAAAGTATCGATCATGTCGCCTTCTTTCTCAAACAACATTACATTGTCAATGCCTTCTAGCTCTGCTCTTGCTTGCTCCATAGTAAGCGTCTTGGGCGGAACAGCAATACACACCATTGTGTCTAACCACTGTAAGTATACAGAGATAGAAGTAATAGGCATGAACGGATCACTAGGATCAGCAAAGCCTCGCTCAGGATCAAAGTCAGTTTCAATGTCAAAGAAAGCAATGTTTAGTTTAGGAGCATCTTGGTTAAGATAGTTTTCACTTAAACATTGGAAAATAGGATTAATGTCACTTTCAAACAGTGTTTTGTCTCTGTTAATAGCAACTTCTTTGCGGAAGTCTTTTGTGCTCTTACACACAATGCGACTTAATGGATCACCGTATACGCTTTTGTACTTGCCCCGTTGGTCTTTATAATAAAATGTATATTTTGCTTGATATTCGCGATAAGTTCTCTTACCGTCTTTGCGTTCTACTACCCGGATCATGTCTTGATCGCGGTCCATCATTGCGTCTACGTAACTCATTATGCTCCTTCGTTGCTTCTGGCCAACGTACCGTCTACATGCCGATTATACAGCGTGATGTTATTATTATAACAAACTTATTTAACATTGTCAATGATTATTTGGTGTAACTTCTGATTGCCTGTTGTGCTATAGTGATTTTGAATGCCTCGATGTTCGTCCCAAAACTCACTAAAGTCAATATGTGTATCTTCAACAACAAATAACCTAGCAACTTCAACATGTGATATACTAATGTATTGTTTATTTGTTAATAGTGTATTAATTTGTTGACGTACTAATGCATATATGTCGCATTGGTATTGATCGTCATAGTGATACCGAAAGTATCCTTTAGCCGCAGATAAACTAGAATTAAAAAATGTTGTTCTATCGATATCATTCCACAATAGATCGCAGTCTTTATGTAAGCCTTGTTTATGTAAAGGATGATTAGGTGTATGCACTCTACTAGGACTAGTATGACTTACAATAACACAGTCGTACTCGTCTAAGTTTGCTTTTTGTATTTGTTTGAATATTTTGTATTCACCGCACCCTGCTTGTGCAACGTTAGTAACTTCGTGCGATTGTGCAAGCAGTTTGACCCAGCCATCATCGCCGGGCCATTCTGCCGCAAAACTATCACCTGCTACTAATATCTTCATAGTACGTCAATTATTAGTCTTGCTAATGATATTGTATTCATTATAGAAAACCATCCACATAGCAATATAACAAATCCTGCTCTGCGTAGTATTGCACTTGTAAGACCAAATAGACTTCCAACTAAGTACAATGGAATAAACCACTGTGTAGCAGGGTCAAGCACTGTCACAGTTAGGACAATGCTTGCACCTACAAGCAAAACAAGTTCGATTGCTTCAGCATAAAATATGACTGGAGATAATCGATATGTTTCGCCAAAGTAAGCTATAATCTTTCTATAGAAAGAGATAACTTTTTGGATCATTTATCGCGGCCTACTGTAGTAACAAGTGTTTCAAGATCATCAAACTCGTCATATACACGAGACCAATCGCCTTTCTGGCCAATCTTAATTGCTTTGTTGATTAAACTTGGTTTAATGTCAAGTTCTTCAGCAACTGCCTTAACAGTTTCTTTCAAACCCATTTGAAGGTCTTCAACCTCTTGCAGTACTGTAATGCCTTCGTTAACAAGACGTTCTAGCTTTGCTTTTTCTTCTGCACCATAGGTACGATCACTCATATTGCTTCTCCGTTAAGTAGTAAGTATATGTTATTATACTAGCTACTTAACGAAAAGTCAAGTGTTTTTATTAATTTATGAATATTTTGTTATTTGGTTATTAGAGCGGCTAAGTTTGCTTGTAACGTTGCATTGTATGACTCGGAAGTATACTTTTTGCTTTTCTTAGCACGTGAACCACGTTCTGGAAGTGTTCGTGTACCTTCTTTAGTAGTCTTGTCGTTGTAACGAGGATTACCTTTTTTCATTTGTTGATAAGCAGGCGAATTTGCTTTTTTATCAGCGTCGGTAACATCCATCTTCTTTGGAGTCTTTTCTTCAAGTGTTATTTCATCACCATCAGGACCTTTTACTTTGTCGCCTTTTTTCTTGCCATTCATTTTAGCTTTAGCTACTGCACCGCTGTATGCATTACCTTCGTCCGTTTCTTTTTCTTTACCTTCTTCTGGCTTCTTGCCTGACTTCTTAGCCAGCATTTTTGCAAACGCGGCCTTTTGTGCTGGACTTTGTGCTTCATTCATATCTGGAGCATTTGTTTCATAATCTAAATGATGATACACACTACCAATCATGTCAGCGGCTTTAGTAATCTTAGATTGAACCCAACCTTCTAAGCCTTCTTCTTCACTTACGTTCGAAAGCATTTTATGCAAGTGTACTGTGTACTTTGCCATTTTATATAGTTCGGCACGTGCCATCTGTACTTCATGATCACGTTCTATACCGTCAGCTAGTTCGCCTAAACCTTCAGTTATTTCATTATTTTTCATCATTAAACTCCGTTACAAAGTATTTATCTTTTAATTGTTTTGCCGCCCATGACATTAGTTTTCATGTCTAGTGCGTTTTTAGCTGTTCCGTCTGCATTAGTTGCTTGTGGTGCTTTTGGTGCGCCGTATTTTCCTTTTTTAGAAACCTTACGTTTAGCACCAACTACACTTGAAACACTAGCAATAGCTCCTGCACTAGTAGCACCAGCAGTTGCGTCTTCTTTTACTTTAGGCTTATCATGACTCCAACCTTTTGCTTTCATATCTAAATGATCTTTTTCAACTTTTGCATGCTTGCCTTTTCCTGTCTTAGGATCGTACATCATGTGTGGTTCAAACTTTTCTTTAGCGTCTTCGTTAGTAACTGCTTCTGCATGCATTGCGGCCATATGTTTCTTGTACTTTGCAGTACCTTTTTTATGCGGACTTTTGCCTTCGTTCTTCTTACCTAGTATCTTATCTTTAATCTTACCTTTGGCTTCTTCGCCACCGCCTTCACGTCCAGCTTTTCTTAGCTTGTCCATGCCAGCTTTGCCATATTTTTTATTACCAATATGAGCTTGCAACCCTGATTCGTCTACTTTATTCTTTTCATAACAGTCACAATGTTTACAATCTGGTCCGCATTTACATTCCGTTATAGGCTTACCACAACATGCTTCTGAGCACATTTCTACCTTTGCTTCTTTTACATATATAAATTCACTTGCCTTCATTTCTTTTCTCCTTTGCATGTGTCACATTTACAAAATCCACATACGTCATTGGCGCATGTAGGACATTCTTTGTCTCGATGACATTCGTGTCCGCAGGTATCACATGTATGTTTGTAGTCATTATTCACATCTAAAAGTCCTGTTTGCTTGTACTTTATATACTTATCATCTAAGACAACTAATTGTGTTTCGGATATGTACGAATGTGGACACATTAATGTGACCCAAAGGCCGCTTTCGTACACACTGTCTTGTATATATGTCGTGCCTACTATCATTTTAGCAACTGACCTTTTCTATACATAGTTTTTAAACTGCTTACTGTAAATTCTTCGTTAAATGTTATGCCTAATATAAATCTAGCAACTGACGACGAGTTAGTAACACCGTGTGGATCTCTTGTATCAAAGCATATAGGAACCTCATAGTTAAGCTGAGCTTCAAGTTCGCTATGTGGATAAAATCGACTTTCTGGAATATCTTTAAAGCGTTCTGCAGGAGATGCTACTTTTACTGGGGGTGTATATTCATAACTATCTAAACTAGAATTCTTAAAATCACCAGATATAGGAATATTTATAGCACATCCGCGACCGAAATCAGAATGTGGGCCTATAATGCCATGCGGGTTGACTAAGTTATATGCAACTGCGCTTATTATTTCATCAGCATTTTTAAATATGGAATCTACTATATCTAATGTTTCGTTATCGGCGTCACCTGTATAGAACTTAAAACGCCCGGTGCCAAAATACCCCCAGGTGTGATACTGGTCGTATACTCTTTTTTCGAGGCTGTTTTTGTCTACAATGAGATCTGGAAGGAGAAAATGTTCTATCATAACTATATTTATTTTGTTAGCTACGGTAGTATTAAGATACTGGGTTTGTGTCTGCCATATGTTGCTTAATATCTTTAGCAGTACGTTCAAACTTATGATCTTTATGTTTAAACCCAATGCCGCCGGCCGCTTCCCAGGCATTAATATTAACACCGTAGTCGTCGATTAGTATGTTTGCTGAACCGTTTTGTGCAGTAGCATACTGTGGTTTGTTGTGTGTAATGTAAATATTCTTAGGTGGAAAAAACGCTAAATTCTTTTTAATCCATTCACGCTTATGTGGCTCTGAATTTGGATCATCTGCTAAAGGACTTGTACAAATATTGTATTCGCCTTTAACTTTTTTAATTAATGACAATAGTTTTTTTGCTTCTGGAAGTAATGGTAACTGTAACCAAAAATCATCAGTATCGCGGATTTTTTGGAGTGCATCACCTATGTCATGTTGTTTGTGAATGTCGGAAAAGTGATCTACTTTCATTAACTTAGCCCACTCACCAAAGAAGTCAGCAAGAACACCGTCCATATCGACGTATATTTCTGTTGTTTTATTTAATTTGTTAATTGCTTCGTACATATGCTTATAGTATAACACATGTTTGTTGGTATTGTCAACCATTAACTTAGTTGCTTCAGCAAGCCCTAAGTTAAACAACACGTTGGTACTTTTGCCTTTTACTTTTTTACTAAGTGTAGGCGGACGACCGTCTTTATCTACATCATAACCTAATTTAGCGGCTTCTATTGATAGTTGATTTACACCTACATCAACAGTAGTATTAACACCTTTTACAATGCGGCCATCTTCTCTAATTTCAGAAAACCTCATTTACGTGTGCGCCCTCTAAGTCCTTGTGGTATATTAACAGCGCCACCACCTTTTTCAGTCATTTTAGGTAAACTGAACCATAGTTCAAACCATTCTTTGTCGCCTGGACGAATGTTTTTTGATTTCATTTGTTTAACATTTTTAGCGGCAGCGTCACTAATGTTTTCTAGAGTGTATTCAGTGTACCCCTTATATTCGTTTACACCTGCAAGTTGCTTTATGCGCTCTAGTTCATCCATTACTTTGGTACACACTTGTTTACACGCTTGCCTTTGTTTTTACCTGTGCCAGCTTGTGTGCCAGCTTTTTTGAACTTGGGCCAGCATTTTTTAGGTCCTGCTACTTCTGTTTGAATATCGTTAAATGCTTCAGTAATGTCTGTGCTTTCAATACGGTAACGGTTACCGTGAGCATGAACTTCTTTACCTACCATCATTTTTAGTATACGAGATAACTTCTCAACATCATCCTGTTTGTCTAAGTAATCCATAATTACATTTTTTATATGCGGAACAAGTGATGCTTTATTTAAAACAAGCTCGCCTTCTTTCGTTTGCTGTTCTCTTTTCATTTCGCCATATGCATTGATTGCGGCGGCGGCATCATTCATTTGCTGTGATTCTTGTTCAGTAACGCCTAATGCATCTCTAATAGAATCAAACATGTCTTGTGCAATGCTTTGATTAGCTACACCTTGCTTAAATAAGTCAAACTTATCTTCAAGTGCGGCAGCTCGCATTTTACTTGCGCTCATACCTTCAGCACCATCTGCATCAGGATCACGTTGACCTGCATTTACAATCTTGATACTGTTAAAAGTATAGTCTTTGCCGTTGTAATCATTTAATAATTTTTCAAACTGTTCTACTCTATCAGAGCCTGCAATGTATACAATATCAGTATACCCTAAACTTTCAAGTTTCTGCATCATTTGAATAATAGTTCTAACACCTTCATTACCTACTGTAACATGGCTGCCAAAACTTGCCTTTGCAAATCTAACTTTTTGTTCAAAACTTAGTGGATTCTTTTTCTTATCTTGTGTGTGACTTACAAATACAAAATGGTCACCGGGCATAGTCATCATTGCATCAGTAAGTTTCTTATGTCCTATCGTCGGCGGATTCATGCGACCAAATGCGGCAACAGCAACCTTACTAGGTGCTTCAAATAACTGTCTTAGTCTCATGAGTTGTATGTACCTTTTTTAATTTCGTGCATCTCTTCAGCATAAATCTTCTTTGCTATGGCCATTCTATCTTTTTCAGTAAAGACATCAGCATCAGTCCTAGCTAGTTCGTATACTTCGACGTACCTTTTTATTGCTTTCTCTACAACAGGAAACAATGTTGTTTTTGGGTTAATCTTTTTCTTATTAGCGAAATCAGCAGCCATCTTATCTATCATTGGAAAAAAGTGCTTACGATAAAATATAGGATCGTTACGCATGTAGACACATACATCATCTACTATGTCAAAGTTTGGCTCAAATTCGTCTATAGAGACATTGTTAAATTCATTAATTTTCATATTACCATTTCCTGCATGACCAGTAACGTGCTTTAGTACGTGGTCCTGGATTGTCACAATTATGTCTAGCTCTAAATGAGCGCCTTGCCGCTGGATTATTTTTCTTAATCTTCATAGCTTTACCTTTAACACTGCTTCCGCCGTGACCAAAGTTAACTTTCTTGGTGTTTCCTGTCTTAGGATCCTTAACGTATACTTTAAACTTCTTAACATCGCCTTGCATAGGCTTGCCTAGTTTAACTTTGCGTCCTTGGTATTCTGCTTCGTCCATGATGTCATCTTCATTGTACCACATAGTGCCGTACTCTGCATAAAACTCATCATCGTCTTCAAACGTTTCTTCATCAATAGCATCTTCATTAGACATTGATACTTCAATATCAAAATCGTCATACCCTTCGGAGAACATGTAGGCTGTTAGTCGCTCTGCATATTCGTCTGCTTCAGTTTCTGATAATTCTCTTTGTAATGGAATCTGGTATATAGTTGCGCCTTCAACTGACTCAAATACTAATGAGTTAGGAAATATTGACTCGTCTAGCGACTCTGTCAGTCCTTCTTTTTTGTCCATTACTATGTTTACAAAATGTTCCATTATAATTCCTAATGATTTAATTTAATACTTGTGACTGCACCATTGGTATACGTTACTACTGTTCTAACCCAAACATAGTTACCAGTAAAGTTATATATTGATGCACCTGTAGTACTCGTTTCCGTAGTACTTATAATATCAAAATAATCGCTGTTAGTAGGTGTAGTAGCTAATGTGCCTTGCATCTTAATAGTTCCTATAAAACTATTTAAATCATATTGCACAGTATGAATGCCGTCACTACGTCCGTAGTAACCATCACCTTTAAATGCTGAGCCAGTAATAGTGACAACTGTACTATCTCCTGGGTGTGTGTTTGTTGTTAATATTGTTTCGCTGTTTGCCATACAACTATTTATCAATATCGGACTTGTTAATAAATTTATCGACACGCCTAATTGCGCCTCCGATTATGATACTAACAAACTGTAATATTTTCATATCTCTACAGTAAAAGTACATTCCATTAACATAATTGTTAGCTTCAACTAGATTTAAAAATACCCTTCCAGCTTTAACTTTGTCTGGATTCTTTCTAGCCCATCCTGCAAACGAACTATCTACGTCAGTACCAACAGTAACTTTATATTCAAATTCAATTGGACTGTTGCTAATAATAACATTAGGCTCTAGTAAGTGTACAGAACTACTGTCAGCTGGTTTCCAAATTTCTGTAACATGATCAACTGTACTTACTAGATGTTCGATCCAATAAAGGTCATTTGAGTATACTACTATAGTCGGACTTTCAATTCTTAGTTTATAACTGCTTTGTTTTTGAGTTGAAAACTCATTGTACAGATGACATGCGTGGATCAGCGTAGATATACTAATAGTCTTAGTTCGCTGGCCCCATTGATCAGTAATAAATCCGCGGTTATCTAATTGTGTGTAGAAGTCGTCAAGTACGCCGCGAGCTTTAGAGAGGTGTTTCTCTCTAAAGATCGGCGCTATCAGACAAGTTATCGATACTTTGTAAAGGTAAGTATCGTAAAATAACTTAGTTGTCTCAAATTGTTTCAACTATTTCTTCTTTAACTTCGGACACTAAAACGATCTCGTCGTCTTTAATGCTAATAGATACAGCGCCACCGTTCTTAAGAGCGCCGAATAACATTTGTCTTGATAGCGGACGTTTAATGTCTTTATCAATAACACGTTGTAATGGTCTTGCACCCATCTTAGCATCAAAGCCTTTGTCAACTAAGTAGTCAAGTGCTTCGTCGGTAATTGTAATGCTAATGTTTTTACTATTAACCATTCCTTTAAGTTCAACAAGGAACTTACCAACAATCTTCATCATTACTTCTTTAGTCAACTTGCCAAACGTAATAACACCGTCAAGTCTATTTCTAAACTCAGGAGCAAAAAACGCTTTTAATGCAGTATCGTCTTGTACGTTTTCTGCACTTTCATTGAAGCCAATAGTGTTCTTTTCTGCGTCACGAGCACCTAAGTTAGTAGTAAGAATTAGTACACAGTTACGTGCATCTGCTTCTTTACCATTAGATCCTGTAATCTTACCATTGTCCATAACTTGTAACAAGATTTGTGATACATCTGGATGTGCTTTTTCAATCTCATCAAGCAGAAGCACACAGTTAGGATTTTCTTGCAATTTAACAATAAGTTGTCCTGCATTATCCTCGTGTCCTACATAACCTGGAGGGCTACCAATTAGTTTAGCAACACTATGGCGCTCTTGATATTCACTCATATCAAACCTTACTAAGTTTACACCAAGTTGCGTAGCAAGTTGTTTAGCTGTTTCTGTCTTACCAGTACCAGTTGGGCCCATAAACACAAAGCTACCAATTGGTTTATCATCAGGCTTAAGACCTGCTTGACTAACAAGGATCTTATCAACAATGCCTTCAATAGCATCGTCTTGTCCGTATACAACTTTCTTAAGATTAGCTTCAAGATTCATCAAGTTTTCAGTTTCTTTTTCAGCAACTTGCTCTTCAGGCATTTTAATGATCTTAGCAAGTTCAAACTGTACACTTGCCGCATCAATAACTTTTTCACCTTCGTGTTCTTTAAGGTTAAAGCGTGAACATGCTACGTCAATTAAGTCAATTGCTTTATCTGGCAACTTCTTGTCGTTCTGATACTTAACACTTAGCTTGATTGCTTCTGCAATAGCTTCGTCGGTAATAGTAGTATCATGAAACTCTTCGTAATACTTCTTAATACCATGTAGGATATCACTAGTTACTTCTACACTAGGCTCATCAACTGTTACACGCTGGAATCGACGCATTAATGCACGATCCTTCTCAAAGAACTTACGATATTCTTCCCAAGTAGTTGAAGCAACAACTTTAATGTTACCTTTAGAAAGTACAGGCTTGAGCATGTTAGCAAGGTCATTGCTACCACCGCCACCTGACGCACCGGCACCGCTCATCATGTGTGCTTCGTCGATGAATATGATAGTCTTGCCTTTCTTCTTAATACCAGCAAGTACTAATTTAAAGCGTTCTTCAAAGTCTCCACGATACTTACTGCCAGCAAGCATAGCACCAATGTCTAAGTTATATACACGATATTCTTGTAAAAACTCAGGACATTCTTTGTTAACAATCTTGTACGCAAGTCCTTCTGCAATAGCAGTTTTACCAACACCTGGATCACCAACAAGCAATACGTTATTTTTCTGTCGACGGCCCAACGATAGTGCAATACTATCAAGCTCTTCAGCTCGGCCAATGACGGGATCAATTTTATTGTCTTCAACCTCACTATTAAGATCAGTTGTAAATGCACGTAGCGCACGATCAGCTTGGCTTGCATTTTCGTCTGCAAACTCTTCATCTGTATCAGCGTTAATAAATTCGTTAAACTTTTCTTTGTCTACGCCGCCTTTTTCAAGCCAGTAGCAACCTACACTTTTCTTTTCACTTAGCACACTAAGAATAACGTCAGTTAGTTCAATATTAGCTCTACCGCTGAATAGTGTTTGTGTAAATGCTCTGTTTAATACACGTTCTACCGTTTGTGTTTTCTTAGGCTTGTATTTTGTAACTTCCATTTTCTGGTCGTCACAGTTATTCTTAAGATGGTGTTCTAGATTTGTTTTTACATAATCTAAGTCTGCACCAAAACCAGTAAGTGCTGCCGCCAACTCTTGCTCACATAGCATAGCATATAATAGATGTTCAATTGTTACATATTCGTGTTGTAATTTTTTAGCATCCTTCATAGCCTTTTCAAAAACTACTTGTAATGCTTCGCTTGGTTCTACCATTATTTCTTTTACCTTTAAATTTAATGTACTGTTTATTATAACAACAATATGCTAATATGTCAAGACTTACTTTAGTAAATTGTCTTTGATCTCTTTTAATTTTATTAAGTCAACTGGGTCGTTAAGTAACGGTGTATATGCGTCAAGTGTTACAAACATGTTGCCTCGCCTGTTTGTATTTACTTCTGGCAAGCCGTGACCTGTAACATTAAACGTTACTCCGGGCTTTGTACCAGCCGGTATTGTTAACCTAATTTTAGTTCCTTCTAGTGTCGGTATATCATCCTGACATCCTAATAACAAATCTATTACACTAATCCTGTGACGCATAATTAAATTGTGCCCGTCGCGATCAAACATAGGATGTCGCTCTACTTGTATTTGTACAATTAAGTTACCACGAGGTCCGGGTATTATTTCTTCTCCCAGTCCTTGATACCTAACCTGATTTCCGTCTATTGCACCAGGGGGAATATTAATGTCGACTGTCTCTTCTCGTCCGTTTCGTAGTCTAAATGTCGCAAGTACTTGTTTACCAGTTACACATTCTTCTAGTGTAATAGCAACAGCAATAGTTACATCTGGGTTTTGATGATGTTGCCGTTGATTTCTAAACCCAAACTGAGCAAATATGTCGCCAAAGTTGGCATTCATATTTTGAGTATTATACTGTGCTTGTGGATTATCGTACTGTTGGCGTTTTTGGGGATCTTTTAAAGTAGAGTATGCTTCGTTAACTTCTTTGAACTTCTCTGCATCACCGCCCCTGTCAGGATGATGTTTCATACTTGCTTTTTTATATGCATGTTTAAGTTCGTTGTTATCTGCGCCTCTGTTGACGCCTAGTATATTATAGTAATCCATACTAGTACTTATCGAGCTTATTTACGTCCTTTGCTAGATCCGGTATATAGACCAAACCAAGCGGCTCCAGCACCAACAACAACACTAACTAAACCTGATTGTTCCATAGTTGCGTCTACGCCTAAATTCATATACCAATGTACAACTTGGTACAGTAAAACAATATAAACTGATATAAAAATACGTGGAAAAATTCTCCAACTATCAACAGCTTTTGCCATATGTATAAGTTTAGCATACGGATTAGGACCTAAGTCTTTAATACTTGTATCAACTTCTAAGTCCAATTTAACTCTACGTGTAGTTGATTCTTTTGATGTTACAATTTCAGCTTCGTAATCATCTTCTTCGTAAGTAATTGTTTCTACAGGCGTCGGTCTAGGTTTAGGAGCTTCTTTAGCAACTGGTTCTAAATCTTCTAGTTTTTTACGTGGCATTATGTATTATTCCCATTCATATGTTTGTCAATTAGTTGACTGTTTTTATCAATACGTTTACCATTAGACATTGGTGTAGTATCAAATATAATCTTCTCTAATTTTAAAGTAGCTATACGCTCATTTGGTACATATCTCCAACAGTAATCACCATCTAGTGATCCGCCTTCTTTAGTAATACCAAACACTGTAACAGAGTTTCCTATTTTAACAATTAACGCTCGTTCTCCGTCTAGTATTACTTTGTCACCTTCTTGGAAGTCTTTACTCAGTCTAAATGCAAGCCCCCGAGCAATACCAGCCGCATAATCTTTAAACATTAGTGTAATAACTAATGCAAGTAATGCCGTACCAAATGGCATAATCATTTCAGCAAAATCCATACCAACAGTTTCCATACTACTTCTCCAACTCGACTATACGTGCTTCAAGTTCTATAATTTTTGCGGATATTTTTGGATGTACTTTTTTCCATGCCTCGGGATCTTGGTTAAGCCAAGACCAACCGTAACGGTCTCGTAACCAATCACATGTTTGGTCAAACTTAGAATAGCCCCAAAGGCCAAGTCTAGTGTCTTTAATATAGAATAGTACCGCGGCACCAATTAATGAGCCAGCAATACTAGTGTAAATCCAAAGATAATCCATATAGTTCTCCTACTGTATGTATTTATGCATGATCTACGTTAATTGAAGGGGTTAAACTTATCCCAATCTGAAACAGGCTTTGTTTTGTTAGCGGCGTCTACTTGTGAATTAATATCATTGATTGAATCATTTGCGCTATCAAGTGCTTGTTCCGAAGCGTTGTAATAACCTTCATACGCGGCAATAATAGTTTGCTGTTGTTGTACTAGTGCTCTAATGTCACTAAAGTTTAAGCCTAAATCTTCATATCCTTGATCAGTTAATCCAAACAGTACTACAGGTCTACCTGTTTTCTTTAACTCAATAACTGCGGCTTCCCAGTTATCGGGTGTAACAACAATCCACTTAACATCTTTCATGTTAAGCTGATCTACTTTTGGTAATACAAGTACTGGCTTATCTATTGGCTTTGCACTTACCTCTAAAACTTGAGGCATTGAAGTACAGCTACTTAGAAGAAGTACTACTAGGCCACAGCCAAGGACATTCGCTATTAAACTGTTTCGCATTCGTCGCTTCCTTTTCATTGTCAGTTAGTGGTGATCCACTTAATAATTCAAAACAGCGCCCTGCTTTACCAGTTGCGCTGTCTACTATTCTTTCTACTAAGCCCGGCTTAGCCGAAGCCAACACACCTAAATCATGCTTTTGAAGTTTCTTTGCCAACACTGTGTTTTGTTGTCTAATGTCAGCAAACTGCGCATTAACTTTAATAATTGACTCGTTAGCCGCCTTAATATCTTTAAGTAGTGCTTGATTAGTTGCTTCGGCAGTCTGTGCGGCTATCTTAGCAGTTGCTTCATTTTGGATTAATATAGCCATACGTTCTTGTGTATCGTTATAGTACCAATAAACCCCACCGGCCATTATTGACATTATTACAAACGATATTATTGCTATTTTTAATCCCATCTTAGTTCCTAACCTAGTAATTTTCCCAATGTCTTAGGACCTACTATTCCGTCAGCACCTAATCCATTTTTGCTTTGCCATTTTTTGACAGCTCGTGCAGTTCCTGGACCAAAAATACCATCAGCGGTTAAGCCAAGTTTTTCTTGTACTTCCGCTACAACTGGTCCACGTGATCCTACACGTACAGTTACATTATAATCGACTTTTGGTTCTTCATAGTCGCCGCCTAATACATCTAGGGCGTGTATATAATGCTTCTTGCGATCTTCTAATCCAATCGTGCCACCATTAATACGTTTAGTCATTCCAACAATGTCTTGATTGTCGCAATACTTGTTAATCTTGTTTGTATCCCAAAACCAGCAAGCACTATCTAACGCACCTTTTTTAGTACGCACATAGTCTGTTGCATCTTCTGGTGTCATCTCAACTGCTTTACCAAACTCTGTATAGTTATAACGCCCAGTTAACTGAAGTATGCCACCGCCGCGAAACTGCCAACCGTCACCGCTATTAGTGTCGCCGTTGTCCATACGTGAAGCGTAAATAACGTTTGCAATTTTTTTTGGCTGTCTGTGATATGGTTGTGGGTCTCTTCCTGCTCGTACAAAGTATTTTCCAAATATTTTATTTAATGCAGATGCACTGTAGTTTAAGTTTTCTGTTAATACGTTAAAGTGTCTAGACTCGTGTCCACATTGTGCAATAAATCCTGCAACACGCTCAATTGTGTCTACTTCCCATAACGGAAGTATTTCGCACATTGCTTCATACCATGCTTTGTGATCGCTATTACCTTCTAGAAGTTCTAGAACCATCCACTCTTCGAAATTAAATTTAAAGTGTTCTTTTGCCATGTGATATATTCCTATGTTTGGCAGTGTTCACATTACACTGACTTACAGTTACTTATACTATACGTTTTAGTAGAAGTGCCTTTCCGGAATTTTCAAATGTTAGTTTGTCGCCAAACTTTGTAATATTATAGTCACCGACGTACTTACATAAGAATATGATTTCCGAAAAGTCGTTTACGTTAATTTTATCTTTAATTGATTCTATTAATGGCTGTGTGTCGCCAAAAGCAAGGAATTCAAAATGTACAGGAGCACACCATTTCTTAGTTATAGTTAATGTATTTTCTAACAAAGTAATGTCGTCTACAAACCCTCTACTAAAGAAGTTTTTGTAATTGTCTAAATTACTTTCGCTTATGCCTTGTCCATAAGACGCTGGATCGTTAGGTACTAGTTCTTCTAATCCTGTTAGAGTTAACTTTGTTGATTTCCAATTCTTATAATAACGGAATCGCCAATCATTCCTCTCAGCAAGTTTGCTTACACCGTCCATTACTTCCATTATTTGATCGTGTATTTTTCTACTACGTTCCATTTCAACAAACACTTTATATGTACCATCGGATTGTTCACCTGGAGTAATGTCTGCATCTAATACAAACTCATAACCTTTTTCAATAAAGCCCATGAGGTCTTCTGCGGCTGATTTCTCTTTAATACTAAAGCTAAGTGTAACAATGTCTTTATCATCACCCATTTTACTTGCAAAGGAATCAATTTCTAATACCTTGTAAACCATGTCACGTAAATCACCTATGCGTAAACCCATTATACTGCCATCCCTGCGGCTACTTCATCTGGAGCATCCGCCATTGCTTGATCTGCTGGTTGCATTTCACTTTCTGCTTGTGCTGATGCATCAACTGCTGGTTCCGTTTCAAAATCTACCATATCTTTGTAGCCTGAATAAATGTCCATAACTAGCGACTTTGGCATTTGTATTTCTACTAACCAAATTGGCTTTTTATCAAGTTTACCTTTTTTAGTACCAGGACGCATATCGCCCGGTTTACGTATTATACGTGGTACAACTACATATGTTTCTTGGTACTTTACTTTACAGTCGTAATCGGTTAAACGCTTGCCGCCCATTGGGTCAGGCATCTTACCTTTAGGCCACATAAATGTACAAGTAATCCAATGTCTATCGATAACTGGTCCTTTAGCAAGTTCGCCTTCTTCCCAGTTCTTATATACATAGATATCCAACTCGTCGATTACTCGTTCAAAGTCTTTTAGTACCTGGAAAGCAGTGTTGCTTCCGTAGACACCTTCTATGTTTCTTACTAAATCATAAACGTCTTGCATATTTTAGTTTCCTATCTTATATACTTATTTATCATGATCTAATAGTTAACATATCTTTTTTCTCTTGTACGCAGATGATAAGTAAAAGTGTAAGGCAATGCTTTACTACTTAAAGCAACAATTGTCTTACTCCATTAACGCACAGGAGGACACTTAATGGGCGCTAAAAGAAAAACTGCAAACAAGTCATCAAATGGCCGAAAGCAGTCAAACAACAACTTCAACAACAATGTCGTTGAGATGAAGAACTTTACTCAAAAAGAAAAACAAGTCGCAATACTTCCCCGAAATAGAAATCAAGAGCAATACGTGCTTACACTGTTAGACCCTAAGAAAGATATAGTCTTTGGCGTAGGGCCGGCAGGAACAGGTAAAACCCTGTTGGCCGTGCAGGTTGCTGTTAAACTATTCAAAGAAGGAAAGGTTGATAAGATTATTGTGACTAGACCGGCTGTATCAGTGGACGAAGACTTAGGTCATTTACCTGGTACTTTGGAGGAAAAAATGGCTCCATGGACAAGACCGATCTTTGATGTTTTGCGTGAATACTTCAATGCACGAGAAATCGAAGGTATGATTAGTGAAGGCGTAATTGAAATTTCACCATTAGCATATATGCGTGGTAGAACTTTTAAGCAGAGCTTTATACTTGCAGATGAAATGCAAAATGCAACCCCTAACCAAATGAAAATGTTATTAACACGTTTAGGCGAAGGTTCTATGATGGCTGTTACAGGCGATCTTAACCAAGCTGATAGACGAGAAGATAATGGTTTAATAGATTTTACAAGGCTGTTAAAGAACAGCGAATCTAAGCATTTGGATGTAGTCCAATTCGAACGAGGAGATATCGAACGTCACGAAGCTGTTAAGGAAGTCTTAGAAGTTTACGGCGACGAGTAAGTAGTACACCTGTGTACTACATGTTAAATTGTAGTACACAGGTTTTTGTTACAACTCTTTAATTAGCGGAAAGATTTCTGCTATTACTGATGCACATGCAACAGCAACATCCATATGTTCTTTCTGTGTGCCATTTGCACTGCGCAATTCGATGTAGTGTACCCAACTACGTAATGTACCATTCATATATAACCTTGTCTTAGTAAGGCCTTCTGGTAATACTTTACGTGCTACTTCTTTAGCAATGCCATTATTAATAGCCCAGTCATATGCACGACCTGCTGTGTAGATAACGTCTTGTTGCATTTCTTCCCATTTAACAATTAGCTCAGCCATACCTTCATCGGCCATGTCAACGTCAATTGAGTTCTGTCTGTTCTTAGTGTCTTGCAAACGTGCTTCGCTAGTAATAAACACTTCGCCCATTTCTTTAGGATCTGCATACCGCTGACTAAACTCTTGGAAAGCAAAACTACGATGACGTACAATTTGATGTGCAATGTCGCGTGTTGTGTTAATTTCAATTGTAGCATTAACCATCTCTAAAGGTGACCAATGTTGATGTTTAATCAAATACTTAATTAAACGTTCACTTGTTTCTGAATTAATTTGTGCTGTAGGGTTACTAACTTTTGCACAAAATGCAATTAGCTCTTGTACGTCTGTTAACCCTTCTGCTTCAAACTCGGGTGTTGCTTTGCTGTAGCTTATTAATCTTGTTGTCATCTTTTGGTTCCTTAATTATTTTGTCAATTTCTTTTATCCACTCTGGCGGAGCCTGAGCAAGTATTTCGTCTATTACATTATCTAATTCTGCTAGGCTGCGTCTTTTATTCATCACCTTTACCTGCAGTTTCTGAAAAGTGATCTTCGTACTTATTAGGAACACCATCCCATTGTTCGCGTTCTTCCGCGCTAGGTCTGTTTTCAGTAATAGTAGTTACTACAGGCCATAGTGCTGAATACTTTGTATTGATGTCTAACCATTTTGCTAATTCATCCGGCTGGTCTTTAAGTGAATAGTCAGTAACAATAGCATTTGCTGGGCATTCTGCTTCACACACACCGCAGTCGATACATTCGTCTGGATTAATTACAAGAAAGTTTTCGCCTTCGTAAAAACAGTCTACTGGACATACTTCGACACAGTCCATGTGCTTACACTTAATGCAATTATCAGTTACTAAATACGTCATTCATTATCTCCAACATTATTTAGTAGACATTATATCCTTGCTAATCTAATAAGTGTTGCCGCTAAATTAATCTCCGGATCTGCAACTAATGTATGATCAACTAGTCCTTGTTTAATAGTCAATACTGCTGTATCTTGTTGTGCGTCATCACCAAACAGTTCAATGTTGTCATAAAGCCAGCGATAGATTTCTTCCATTTCTTCAGGTCGAACTGCTCCGCACAATAGCTTACGTGCTTCTGCAATTTTGCCTGCTTTAAATAGCTCAACCATATCAAGTTTCCAGTCAGCTTCACCTGTGTCGCCTTCATTTGGGCGTAGTAAACTACCGTCTGTGCTATTCATTTGTACAGTGTTAATACACTTGCGCAAGTCAGGATACGTTGCTTTAACATAAGTGTCAAGCGTGTCTAAGTCTGGCGTAATACCTTCAGTAATAAGGATCTCAGCTACTCGTGCAGTAAACTCTGTTTGGTCAATTTTAGCAATGTGAAATCCTTGACAACGACTATGTAGTGCAGGAATAATCCTATTAGGATAGTTACATGTTAAAATAAAACGTGCAGTTGTGTGATACTCTTCCATTACACCACGTAGCGCGGCTTGTGCGTTTGGGCTTAAATAATCAGCCTCGTCAAGTAGCACAACTTTAAAGTCACCAAACGGAATCATTTGTACAAAGTTAATAATCTTATCACGCACATCGTCTACACTGTTAGTACGACTTGCGTTAATTTCTAAAATGTCTAAGTCTTGTATTTCAAGTTCGTTAAACAATAACTTAGCAAGTGTAGTTTTACCAATACCTGCGTTACCACTAAACAACAAATGCGGAATAGTCTTTTCTTTAATCCAAGTGTTTACTTGGTTGCGTTGTGCGTCATCACGAAACACGTATCCTGATACTGTATTAGGACGATACTTTTCTACCCATAATTCTTTCACTTATTTGCCTCTTTTTGTTTGTTAGTGTTATTTCCGTATTCACTTCCAATACCCATTAGTATTAAAAATATATAAAGCAACGGCCAAGCCCATCCTACTAGATGCCCCATAATATGAAGTATCATTAGTGCTACGCCACTAGCACCTGCGGTACCAATGCCTGTGTTTTTATATTCAGGGAATTTCATGCTGTCTCCTTATACATTATTATACATTAAACCCAACCTAAAGTCAAGTCTTAACTTCTAATAGTTTTACAATTTTAGTTAGTAATTTTCTAATCTTTACTAGTTCTTTTATGTCCGAGGACTCTTCTGGCTCATTAGGCTTTACTAGCTTTTGAATCTTTGTACCTTCAGCTTCAACCTGTGATAATTTCATATATCTCTTTCCAACTGTCTGCCCTAATAAGTCCTGGATGCTCAAAGTCTTTATTGTACGGGTGCGTAATAAGAATAGACTTATGACCAGCGTTAATGCCAGCTACTATATTTTCTGGCTTATCTTCAATCCACCAATGTCCGGGTTCCCACTGTTTTAAGTATTCGTCTTTGTCTGCGCCTGTTTCAATACATTGGCAACTTATAAATGCAGTTCCAAAATGATCTAACAAATTTAAACTCCTTGCCTTGCCAGCATATTCATCATTACTCAAAGAAGTAAG